GGTGTGTCAATGAACATGAACTGGAAGGTCGCACCTGTTATGCCGGGTTGGATTTATCTTCCACCAGTGACCTCACTGCCATGGTGCTGGTTTTCCCGCCTCGTGATGAGGACGAGCAGTACATCGTCGTTCCGCACTTCTGGCTTCCAGAGGATACCATGAAGCTGCGTGTTCGCCGGGATCATGTGATGTATGACAAGTGGGAAAAGCAGGGCTTCCTGCATACGACCGAAGGCAATGTGGTGCATTACGGCTTTATCGAGCAGTACATCCTGAAGCTGGGCGAACGGTTCAATATCCGGGAAATAGCCTATGACCGCTGGAACGCCACCATGATGGTGCAAACCTTAGAGGATGATGGTTTCACCATGGTGCCTTTCGGGCAGGGTTTCCGGGATATGAGTCCACCCACAAAAGAACTGATGCGCATCGTTCTCGAAAGGAAGCTGAATCACGGTGGGCATCCGGTGCTCCGGTGGAACATGGACAATGCCTTTGTGCGCACCGATCCTGCCGGAAACCTGAAAATCGACAAGGAAAAGTCCACGGAGAAGGTGGACGGCGCGGTCGCTCTGGTCATGGCGCTGGACAGAGCCATGAAAAACCAAAGCGGCGATTCTGTTTACGACAGCCGTGGCTTGCTTATCATCTGAGGAGGACAGTATGCCGTATAAACCAAGAAGACCCTGCCGCTATCCGGGGTGTCCGGAAATGGCGCAGCAGGGTCAAGTTTTTTGTAAGGATCATAAGGAGTGGAGCGGCGACAGGTTACGCGGAAGTGCGGATACTCGCGGGTACGACGCCCGCTGGCGAAATGCCAGATCAACCTTCCTGAAACAGCATCCGCTTTGTGCTTTTTGCCAGGCAGAAGGAAAGATCGTCCCGGCGACAGTGGTGGATCATATCATTCCGCACCGGGGCGATCAAAAACTATTCTGGGATCAGAAGAACTGGCAGCCCCTTTGTAAGGAGCACCACGACAAGAAAACGGGAAGCGGCCTATAACCTTTTCACTTGAAAATCGTCATAATCAAGCGAAATAATCATACGCACTTGCGCACTAATTCCTCATCGTTGATAGCTTCATCGAGCAAACGACTCAGAAATGAAGTGTATCCCTTGCCATATGCTTTCGCTTTCTTGAGGGTACTTTTCGAGAGGCGAAGGGATACTGTCTGTTTCGTCCGGTCTTCATGCATACGCTTAAACTGGATAAGCTGTTCAGCTGTCATCTCCGGGCTCTCTTCGTCGAAAACAGGAACCTTCTTCTCCGCTTCTTCCAATTCGCGCAGTTCATCGTCGGTAGGAGCGCCCATCAGCTCACTCAATTTCATCTTCACCATGTTCATACCTCGCTTTCTCCGGGACGGTCGCTAATCTTGCCGATATCAGTCTTACGCTGTTCTGCTCTCGAAATGCGCAGACGACAAATAATACTTTGCCCACCTTGCCGAGAACATCATACCGCAGCTCTTCCGGGTGCTCCTCATCCTCACGGATTAGCTTATTCGGGTCAGCGAATACTCGTGCTGCGGTTTTGAAGTGAACACCATGTTTGATGAAGTTCAAGCGATCTTTTTCTTCATCCCACTCAAATGACGCATTCTCAAGATCAAACTCGAAATATTCGTACATAGAGCTACTCCTTTCTCCGATTCAAGTATACCTCAAAGAATTACAAATTGCAATACGTTTTGCAATATTTTCAAGGAGGCCCGACATGAGAAACCCCTTCCACTCCCTGTTCCGCGCTCGGGACAAGCCCAAGGATGCCGTGAGTGCCGCTACCACCTTTTCTTTCGGATATGCTGGCTCAGGCAAGAGCGTCAATGCCCGCACGGCTATCCAGGTATCAGCGGTGTATGCCTGTGTCCGGGTCATTGCGGAAACAGTCGCTTCCCTGCCTTTTTCTGTTTATGAGCAGGATGAGATCGCAAGCCATAAAGCACTTCATCACCCGTTGTACCATGTCCTTCATGATGAGCCCAATCCGGAAATGACCAGTTTTATCTGGCGGGAAGCCATGCTGACCCACCTGCTGCTATGGGGCAATTCATATAGCCAGATTCTCCGTGCCGGGCGAGGAAATATCATCGGGCTGTACCCGCTTCTACCGGATCGGATGGAAGTTGACAGGGATGAAAAAGGCAACCTGACCTATACCTATTCCACCACCAGCGGAGATCAAGTTAAGCTGCGTCCGGAAGACGTTCTGCACATCCCCGGTCTGGGCTTCGATGGTATCATGGGCTATTCGCCTATCGCTGTAGAGCGAAACGCTGTCGGCCTATCCATAGCAGCTGAGGAATTCGGCAGTAAGTTCTTTGGTAACGGTGCAACCCCATCTGGTATCTTGACGCACCCGAACACAGTCAAAAATCCCAAAGCCCTGCGAGAGAGCTGGATGGAAGCGTATGGCGGATCCTCCAATGCCAATCGAGTGGCCATTCTGGAAGAAGGCATGACCTTCACCAGGATCAGCATGCCCAACAATGAAGCACAGTTTCTGGAGACCCGGAAATTCCAGGTGGAGGAAATCTGCAGAATCTTCCGTGTGCCCCCACACATGATTGCAGATCTGGAGCACGCCACGTTTTCCAATATCGAGCATCAGAGCATTGATTTTGCAGTCCATACCATCCGGCCATGGCTGGTCAGGATCGAGCAGGCTGTCAACAAAGCCCTGTTCTCCGAAAAAGAGAAAGGGCGTTATTATTGCCAGTTCAATTTGGACGGCCTGATGCGCGGCTCTTATAAGGAACGGATGGAAGGCTATGCCATTGCCCGGCAAAACGGGTGGATGAGCACCAACGACATCCGCGAATTGGAAAACATGAACCCGATTCCGGCAGAAGAAGGCGGGGATGCATACCTGGTAAACGGTAACATGATTTCTGTCAAACGGGCCATGCAGAATGCAGAAAGTAAGCAAGGAGGTGAGAACAGTTGAGAGAGATTATTCTGAACGGGTATATCGATGACGAGGTATGGTTTGGAGACGAAATCACGCCGGAAAACCTGCATGCAGTGCTGTATGACGATTCCAAGAATCAGGCAGAGGACGTGCATATTCGTCTGAATTCCTATGGCGGTTCGTGCAATGCGGCGGTCCGCATGCATGATGATATCGCCGCCTATCCCGGAAAAGTAAACATCACGGTGTCCGGGACAGCGGCTTCTGCTGCTACGGTGCTGTGCATGGCAGCGGATCATCTGGAGATGACGCCTGGCAGCCTTTGGATGATTCATGATCCGTCGATCATGGCCATCGGCAATGTTCGGGCGCTGAAGGATGCCATCCATTTGCTTGAGGCATGTAAGGAATCCATCCTGAATGTCTATTCAGCCCGGATCCGGATCACCCGAGAACAGGCGTCAGCCATGATGACCAAAACCACATGGATGGACGCTCAAACGGCGCTGGAGGATGGCTTCATTGACAGCATCCTCACTGTGAAACAAGCGGGGCCGCAGGACAGCATCATATCCCAACCGGATGCCGAAAAGAAGGTGCAGATGTGGATCGATCGTCACAATACCGCTGCTTCAATCCGGAATAACCACATTCCTTTGAAGGAGGGCGTTCTTCATGAAGCCCAAGACCGACCCAGTACAGCCGAGCAAGCGTCCCAAATGGCGGAGGAAACGCAGGAACCGAGCTCCTCGGCTGCCGAGGAAGTACCCACCGCCAGTCCTCCCGTCGACCAACCCCAACCCCTAACCAATCCCGGTACCCCCATAAGCCAGCTTCAGAAGAGGCTGGCTTTAATCATGCCCCCTGAGGCTAAAAACAAAGGAGAAGCTGTATGAGCAAGATTCTGGATATGCGCAAAAAGCGCGGCGAAGTATGGGACCAGGCGAAAGCGTTCCTGGATGCCCATCAGGACGAGAATGGCGTCATGAGCGCCGAGGATACCCAAACCTACGAGCGCATGGAACAGGAAGTCGTTGACCTGGGCCATGCCATTGACCGCATGGAACGCGCCGAGCAGATGGACAGGGAGATGAACACGGATCCCGCCAACCCCATGCTGACCGGTCAGCCCGAGCAGCCCCAGCGTTCCGACAGCAAGCGTGGTACCGCCAGTGACGCCTATAAGAAGGCGTTCTGGAATCAGCTGCGCGGTCGGACTTCCTATGAAGTGCGCAACGCCCTGCAGGTGGGCGAGCTTACGGAGGGCGGTTATACCGTTCCTGACGAGTTCGAGCATCAGCTGGTCGAAGCCCTGCAGGAAGAAAACATCATGCGGAACCTGGTGCATGTGATCACCACTTCTTCCGGCGACCGGAAGATCCCGCTGGTTACCAGCTATGGCACCGCTTCCTGGATCGAGGAAGAGCAGCAGATTCCCGAGAGCGACGTGGCGTTCAATCAGATCACCCTGGGTGCCCACAAACTGGCCACTGCCATCCGTATCAGCCAGGAATTGCTGCAGGATTCTGCTTTCGACATGGCGGGCTTCATCACCCACGAGTTCCAGCGCCGTGCCGGTGCCGCTGAAGAAGAAGCCATTCTGTCCGGCGACGGTTCTCACAAGCCCATCGGCCTGCTGCATGATACCCTGGGTGCCCAGGTGGGCGTCACCACAGCCAGCGCTACGGCTATTACTGCCGACGAACTGATCGACCTGCAGCATACGCTGAAGTCCGGTTACCGCCGCAAGGCTGCGTTCATCATGAACGACGCTACCATCAAAACGGTGCGCAAGCTGAAAGATGGTCAGGGCCAGTACCTGTGGCAGCCCTCCATCCGGGAAGGCGTCCCGGATATGCTGCTGAACACCCGCATCTATATGTCCAATTACATGCCTCTGCCTGAAGCCGGGAATAAAGCCATTCTCTACGGCGATTATTCCTACTACTGGCTGGCGGACCGGGCTGGACGCACCCTGCAGCGGCTGAACGAGCTGTATGCCATGACCGATCAGGTAGGCTTCAAGCTCACCGAACGCCTGGATGGGCGTCTGGTCCTGCCCGAAGCTGTCAAAGTGCTGAAAATGAAGACGGCGTAAGGAACCCACACAGGGGGTCACCCGACATAGGTGGCCCCCGATTTTTCAAAGGAGTGAGATACCATGCCCAATACCCATAATACCAAGAACTTTTTTGCTCATGGCGGCAATGAGCTGGTCATTGGCGGGAAACTGACCTTTCTGGAAGGCGCGGAGGTTGAAAACTTTCCTTCCGGAACCGGCAGCGGAAGCGTTAGCCCTGCGGCATATATTGCGGACAGCGAGGCGTCTACCGTTGCCGCTCTGAAGACCGATTTCAACGGTCTCCTGGCTGCTCTGCGTACTGCCGGACTGCTTTCTTCGACTGCCCCTGCTGCTGAAACCCCTGCCCAGGATGAGGGCGGTGGTACCTGATGATCGTCACTGTAGATGAAGTCAAAACGCATCTGCGAATTGAGCATGATGAAGAGGATGACTACATCGCATCCCTGATCCTGCAGGCGCAAGCCGCTGCTGAGGATTACTGCCGGGTAAGCTTTGAACCGCAGCCGGACGATGACGGAAATGTGCCTGAAGTGCCGGAGCCGGTTCGTCTGGCGGTCATTCTCATGGCCAGCTTCTACTATGAGAACCGGGATATCCCGGATATGACCACCTACAAGGCGACCCGGATGGCTTTCGACAGTCTGCTCTATCCCTATCGGGATCCCATGAAAATGTTCTGACGGAGGTGACACTGCTTGCGTGGTTATAAGAACTTTGAAAGCAACCCGCATCCAGGGGCACTCCGACACAAGATTGAAATCGGATATACCGAGAACACGATCAACGAGAATGGGTATCCCGAACCCACGGATATTGTCCTCTGCAGGGTATGGGCGGCAGTAGTCGACGCAGGCAACCAGCACTATCGCAGCGCAGACGTTATGAATACAGAAGCCGTGATCAACTTTACGATCCGGTACAGGAGCGATATCAAGCCCGGTATGTGGGTGCGGTTCCAAGGAGAGAAGTGGAACATCTCCACGTTGGGTGAATATCAGTTCAAGCGCACCTATCTTGGGTTGAAGGCGTCTGTTTCCAAGGGGGTCAGCGGATGAAGGAAGTACAGCAGGCGCTCAAAGATATCGATATCCCGGTGTATGCCGGAATCTGGCGTGCAACATCAGCAGATCAGAACCCGCCGCCCCAGTATGTCGTCTACTCGTCTACGACAGTGGAGTCCTCACACCAGGATGATCATGCAATCGCATACAGAACCTTCGTCTATCTGAATCTATGGAGTGATTTCGACCCGACAGAAATGAAAAACAGAATCCGCAGGGCCATGTATGATTACGGATTTGCCATCCGGGAGGAATCTGATAAAGGTTATAACCAGCCAGCATACGATACGCCTACCCGCCAATATACCGTGCAATGGACCTGGGTATGGTATGAGGAGGTGACTCCTGATGCCAATGGAGGTTAATGGCCTGGACGAGCTTTTGACAGATATTGCCGGGATGGCTGCCCGGTTGGATATGGAAAGTGGAGGCGCTGCCGCAGCAAACAGTATTCTGGAGAAAGCAGCCGTACCTGTCGAACAACAGATGCGGGAAAACGCCAGCCGTGATCCAAAGATCATCTCGGATAAGCTCCATAGTGCCATTCATACCGGGAAAGTGAAAAAGCGCCGCAATGGCGGCAAGCATATTACCATCGGCGTTCATCGGAAGGACTGGAACGAAGAGGATTACTATCCCGCCTATGTCGAGTACGGACATGGCGGCCCTGGCCCCGCACCGGCTCATCCTTATATCCGCCCTGCCTACGACACAACCGAAGATGAAGCCTACGAGATCATCCGTGACGGACTCAGGGATGCCCTGAAATGAAACGGATGATCTTTTCATTACAAGAAATGGAGGAAAAAACAATGCCTACGAATCCCACGGCGTCGCCCACGGTATCTTCCACGATTGGTTTAAAAAACGTGGTCATTGCGCCGCTGACAGAAGACACGGAAACCACGCTCACCTATGGTGCCTTGCAGCTGGTCGCCGGTGCCATTGAAGCATCCGTTACCCCGGACAATGCGGATCCGGATATCCAGTATGCGGACGATATCGAATTCGACACCCTGTATCCCGATCCCAATCTGTCCTTCAAGACCAAAATGGCGGACATCCCGCTGTCGATCCAGGAAATGATTTTTGGCAACAGGATCGATGAGAATGGCGTCCTGATCCGGACCGCAACGGATAAGCCTCCGTACTTCGCGGTCGGCTTCAAATCCGAAAAATCCAATCACAAGTACCGCTTTGTCTGGTTGTATAAGGTTCGTGCGAAGCCTCTGACCGAAAACTACGCGACCAAGGAAGGCACGACCATCAACCGGCAGACGGGCGAAGTGGAATGGACGGCCATCAAACGGACGCATGACGGCCAGTATCAGGCTATTGCGGATGAGGACGAGAACGGATTCACTGCAGCCAACGCAGCCACGTTCCTGGAATCGGTATATACGCCTTCTTTTGCTTCCGGCAACTAACGACTGATCCCGCTCCACAGATTTCTCTGTGGAGCGGGACTTCTGGAGGGAATAAACCATGGTGACGTGTACGCTGAACGGAAAAGAATACAGAATTGATTATGTGACAGGCAGAGCACTCCGGGAAATCGAGCCTGCGGCAAAAATGTACAGCCGGATCGTAGCCATTTCCAATGCGGTCATGAACGGTCAGGAAACATCGGATGCTGACCAGGTGACGGTTAAGGAAGCCATGGACGTCATGATCCGTTGGTTCTGCCTGCTGTTTCAGGATCAGTTTACCCCGGACGAGCTGCTGGACGGGTATCCTGTAGACCGGCTGATGCATGATATTGCTTTTGCGCTGATGGCGGTGCAAACGCAGACCACGAATGTCCTGGATTCTTTCCCTACGAAGGCAGCGGAGACGGAAACAGAGACCGGGAAAACAAACCGCTGACGCTGCCGGAGTTCATCATTTCCACTTACAACTCCCTTCTGGAGAACGGTTGGAAAATGAAAGAAATCGACGATATGGATATGCTGGGATATTTCCGGGTCCGGGCCTGGAAGGCGCAGCATGAGAAAGAAAAGAAAGCACCTCAGCACCGGTACATTGATGAGGTATGGAGCAATGTGAAACCGTGACAGATTGTCACGCTTTTTTCGTATAGGACGGTGATCAGGTTTGAGCGAGACGCTTCGTGATCTGGTGGTATCGTTGTCCCTGCAAACGGATAACTTTACCCGGAACATGCAGTCGGTCAATAAGCAGATCAAAGAGGCCGAATCCTCGTTCAAGCTGGCATCCGCCGGAGTGGACAGGTTCGACCAGGATGCCGTAGCCCTGGGCTCTCAGCTTGGAGCACTGCAAAACAAACTGAGTCTGCAAAGAACAGCTGTGGAGCAGTATACCAGGGCATTGCAGGCGGCGAGGGACAAGCTCCAGGAATGCTATTCCAGGCAAAGCGATTATGCCCAGCGACTCGAAGATGCCCGGCAAAAGCATGCACAGTTGGGCGAACAGGTACAGCGGGCCACAGCGAAGTATGAAGAGTATAAAAACACCCTGGGCGAATCGGACTCCGCAACAATTGCCGCCAAGCAAAACCTGGATGCGCTGAAGGAAGAATATAAGCAGTCCGGGGATGAGGTAAAAAAGCTGTCCGGCCAAAATGAGGCATTAAGAAAAGCCACACAGAATGCTGCGGATGCAGTTACGACTGCCAACACCAGGCTGAATGCGGCACGAGGTGCCGTACAGGAAACAGAAAGCGCCATTCAAAAATGCAATCAATCGCTGTCCCTGTCTCAGACCAGCTGGTATTCTGCCGGAGAGGCTATTCAAAGAGCCAATACACAAATAACTTCTATTGGCAAGCAGATGCAGCTGGCGGAGAGCAAGTTCAGACTGGCCACCGCAGGGCTGAAGGACGTTGACAACAGCGCAGAGGGCTTGACTGCCAAGCTGACCATGCTCCAGGAAAAGCTAGTTCTGCAGGAAGCGGCGGTTCAGAAATATGAGGACGCACTGCAAGGCGCAAAAGATCAGCTGGAAGCAGCGCAGCAGGCTAACGATCCGGAAAAGATCCGGCAGGCCACGGATGCTGTCACCGATGCGGAGGCTGCTCTGAACAGAGCCAGGGCAGCCGTCCGGGAAACCCGTGCACAGATTGATCAGACCAACGCTTCTCTTCGTACAGCCCGATCTGCCTGGACCGCCGCAGGAAACAGTCTCACGTCTTTTTCTTCAAAATGCAATAAAGCCGGTAAGGCTATGACAAAGGCAGGCAGGGTACTCACTGTATCGTTAACCACGCCTATTGTCGCCCTTGGAAAAACGGCAATCGAAGCAAGCCTGGATTTTGAGAGCTCCTTTGCTCTCGTTCGAAAAACGACAGAAGCAACGGAAGAAGAATTCGAGCAGCTGGCTGCCGCTTCCAAGAAAATGTCCACAGAGGTTGCAGCGTCTACTGAGCAAATCAATTCCGTCATGGCCACAGGCGGTCAGCTGGGTATTGCGAAAGAACACCTTGCGGAATTTACCCGCGTCATGATTGACTTGCAGAATGCTTCTACAGACCTGGATGCGGATACCGCCGCTACACAGCTGGCTAAGTTCGTCAACATCATGGGCACCGGGCAGGACAAGTTCTCCAATATCGGCTCAACCATTGCCATGCTGGGTAACAACTTTGCTACTACTGAAGCGCCTATCGCAGAAATGTCCATGCGTATTGCAGGCGCAGGCAAGCAAATCGGTCTGACAGAGCCCCAGGTGTTGGGCCTGGCCACAGCCCTCTCTTCTGTTGGTATTCAGGCGCAGATGGGCGGCTCGTCCATATCCAAGGCACTGATCAAAATGGAGGTGGCCGCTTCTACAGGTGGAAAGGAACTGAAGGACTTTGCCAAGATAACCGGCATGACCGAGCAGCAGTTTGTTGAAGCCTGGCGGAATGACCCAATCCAAGTGTTCCAGAAATTCATTGAAGGGCTAGCAGAAATGAGCGATGAGGGCATCAGCTCCATCGCCGTCCTGGATGAAATCGGCATCAGTGAAATCCGGCTTCGTGATACAGTACTGCGTGCGGTGAATGCTACAGAACTGTTTTCCAATGCCCAGAAAATGGCGCAGGAGGCATGGGATAAAAACACAGCACTGGCAGAAAAGGCCGGAGTTCGATACAATACGACCGCCAGTAAGCTCACGAACCTCAAGAATAAAGCCATGCTTTTTGCCCAGCAGCTGGGCGATGATCTGAACCCGACCATCCAAAACTTGATCAAGGGCGTCAGTGAATTGATCGACAAATTCATGGGCATGGATGAAGCCCAACGCATGCAGATCATCAAAATAGCTGGCATTGTCGCTGCCATCGGCCCTGTCCTGCTGGTCGTAGGTAAGGTGACTCGAGGTGTTGGCGCTGTGACCGGTGTAATCGGGAAGTTTGCTACGGCTGTCGGAAAAGCAGGCGGCGGTTTTTCCGGTTTTTTGAAAGTACTGGGGAGTTCTCCGGCCTTTTGGTTTGCGGTTGCTGCCGCCGTGATGGTGGGTGTACATGCGCTGTATGACTATATAAGCGGAGCAAAAGCTGCCCGTGAAGCCATCAACGGAATGAAAAAGGCAGCCGAGGATCTTGAAAACAGTGGCGTCAAAACCTTCTATTCCACAGGCACAGCCGATGTACTGGCGCGTTTTGGCCTTACGAAAGAGCAATTCCAGTCCGGAATCAATTCATCCAAATCCTGGATAGAATCACTCAAAACGGTCTGGTCAGACGGAAAAAAGGAAACGGATGAAATCGTTTCCCAGTTTGTGGAAGGTTTCACCTCAGTATCGGATCAAGTTCGAGAGGGTATAGAGCGCAGAAAAAGCACCATGGATCAGCTGGGGTTGTTGGATGCGGCGTCCGAGACCAAAATGGACGCTGATCTGGCACAGCTGGCAGCCTGGGATGATGAACTACAAAAACTGCTGAAGAAACGGCAGAACAAGCTCCTCACCGAAAAAGACCAGGCCCGATTGGATGAGATTATTCAGTTGCGTGCACAGCTGCAATTGGAGTACATCGGCCCGGAAAGCGGCGCATATGAGGAAATCCTGAAGGGGATTGAAAACGAAAAATCCCGCGCTCTGGCTGCATCCAAATCTGTCGGGCTGGATCTGTTTGGCGATGCTTTGACGGCTGCTGCGCAGGGGCAAAAAGCGTATCTGGATGCGCTCAATGCAGAGTATGACTCTCGCAGGCAGAATCTTCTCCTGATCAGTGATGAGGAACAAAGGGTGAAAGCCCTGGCTGATCTGGACACTTGGTATGCAGAACTCAGGCAAACCAATGCCGACTCTTACGAGGATACCGTATCAAAGATCGGCAAGGAAGCATTTGCAGATGACGGCATCCAGAGTGCCATCTCTTCTATTGGCGATCTGTACGCCCTGATGCAAAACTTTGATGGCAGCCTTGAGTCCCTACAAGCCGTCCAAGCATGGATGGACAACATGGACGGGGACGGCCTCGCTTCCGTCCTGACCCTCATGTCTCAGCTTCGGGACGCCGGGATCGACGAATCCGTTCTGGGCTTTGATCCATCCGGTATCCTGGCACAGTGGCAGTCCATCTCCAATCTTGCATCTGCTTTCCCGCAACAGCTGGAAGGACTGAACAAGGTCATTAATGAGGTTGTCCCCAGTGAAGTGCAGGAAGTGCTGGTCAGTCTCAATCTGACGACTGCTTCTGAGGAATGGGCGGCATTCATGGAGGGAAAAAATCCATTCAGCGTTACTGCAGACATGGACGCTGTTCCAGAATATGTGGACATCAATGGCAAGGTCACCCTGAAGCCTCTGGATCAGGCGCGGATTCGGCTGTGGAAATCGCTGCCCGGAAATCAGATCCAGCTGGACGGACAAGTTAATACCACGGTGGATCTGGCATTCGGTGACGATTGGAAAAAAGATCTGGATCTTCTCTGGAAAGCCAATAAACTCAAGGCTTACGGCACCAATGGCCTGCCCATAGACGTAACCCCGGAGGTTATTGCATCCCTGACCGCTGATGATATCGTGCTGGGCATGGACGAAGACGGCACATACCACCTGATCGTCAAGCCCACCTGGGAAAGCGCAACGACGGAAGATGTGGCGGAAGCTATGGAGGAGCTGAAGGACGACGCAAAAGCGGATAACGGGCTTTTCGGATCTGCTTTCTTGGGCATGAACGTGCTGGATTCCCTGGATTGGCTCAATCATTGGTATGATCAATATGACAGAGAGCCTTTTCATGGCCTTTTCCCAGAAAACAATTACGCTTTGAAGATGGCTGAAAGCACCCTGACGCCGAAAATGGCGCAGGATATGGCGGACAGCATTGCCCTCATGGTGGGTGCGGTAAACAATGGGCAGGCGCTGACAGACGAGAGTCTCTCTTTCCTATATAAAACAGCTGACGCGCTTGAATACATCAATAAGTATGGGAAAAACGCCGAGCTTCCCTCCAGCATCATTCAAAATCTGGCCGCTATGGGGATTGATTTGAAGAGTGCGGATCTGCCCAATTACCTGAGAACAATCCTCGTTACATCGTATGATCTCGCCCATGCAACTGAACAGGTGGATCAGGGGACTGCTTCACTGCAGAATGCTGGCCAGGCAGCGAATGCTTCTCTGGAGGGGCTTGATGAGGCGACTCGGAGAGCTATTCTGGCACAAGAAGCAGTGGAATCTGCATGTGATAGCACTTCTCGTTATATTTCGTTGGCAAAAAAAGCCGCCTCTGAAAGCGAAGTTTATGCCAATACTTCCATGGCAAAAATCAACTTGGCATTTGCGGAAGCCGTCAAAGCTGGCGTGCCAATCGAAAAGGCCAGTGAACTGCTCAATAATGCAACCAGCTATCATGATGCTATTGAAAAACTGTATGGAGCAATAGATGAAGTCCAGGGCAGCCACATTCCTGTGGAAGAATTGAATAGTGACTTGGCCTTTATGACTGCCTACTGCGACGCATATTACATGGCGATGCAGCGGATGAAGGCCGGAGACAGCACCATCACCCAAGAAAAGCTAAATGCGCTTGATCAGATGTTTACTCAGGGTGATATCGAAGGAATCACTGCTGCCTTTAAGGATATGGGGATTACGCTCGGAGGTGATACCGGCGCGGGAATTGGTTCTGGTCTAGCGGACTATGATTTTTCCTCTGATGCCGCTTCCTCAGCTTCTTCATTGGAAGACGCACTGCGAACAGCTTATGATTCCCATTCTCCTGCCAACCTGACCAAGCCAGTCGGACATGACGCAGCTGCCGGGATCGGAGAAGGAATGAAGGAATATGACTTTTCCTCTTCAGCAGCAGCCACGGCGGATCATGCCAAAGGAGCGCTTCAGAACACCCTGAATGCAGCCCTGCTTCGCCCAATTGGTTATTCCGCCATGCTGGGCTTGATATCTGGTATTCAAGCAGGGCGCTCGGGTGTGATAAGTGCCATGCGTTCCGCCGCCCGAGCTGCTGTGAATGCAGCGAAAAGCGAACTGAAGATTGCTTCCCCCTCAAAAGTCTTCCGGGATGAGGTGGGCTCCATGACCATGAAAGGATTTGGAGAAGGTATCCTTGAAGAAACGCGGGCTCAGGCACAGATCGTGAAAAACGCCGCACGTTATCTGACCGGTGAAGCGCAGGAAGGTGCAATCGGATATACCAGCACAGACAACCGGAGAACCTATAACAACACGTCATCCGTCAATCTGACCGGAAATAACTTCTATATTCGGGATGAACAGGACATCCGCTCTCTTGCGATTGAAATCGCAAGTCTGACCCGCCGCCAGCAGCGCGGAAAAGGTCTCAGAATGGCTTGACTTATAGAGGAATCAGAGTGAGTTATACGGTGACTCTGAGAGGAAGGAGGCTGCAACCATGGGTTTTACAATGCAGATCAGGCCGGAAGTGTTGTCTAAACTTCGGGAAGATTATCCACCCGGATGCAAGGTTGAACTGGTCGAAATGTGTGATCCGTACAGAGATATGCCACCAGGGATGCATGGAGAAGTCTTGTTTGTGGATGATGCTGGCGGGATACATGTTGCCTGGGCTAACGGAAGTACACTGGCCGCATTACACGGCATTGATCAGATACGCCGCATCGACTGAAATGCTACTGGGAAGGGGCTGCTCATCATGAGCGGCCTCTTCCTGTTTTTGGAGGTTTCTCATGCAGGACTATTTTCTCTGGAATGGTGTGGATTGCCGCACTTACGGTATTCACGTGACAGATCAACCGGCCATTACCATCCCCAATGAACGTAGTACCCAGACCAATGTGCCTGGCAGACCGGGAAGCCTGACACAGCTGGAGGGCGAAGACGTCTATGATGATATGATTCTGACTGCCACCTGCTTCATCTCCGATCCGGCCCAGATCCCCGCCATAGCCGCATGGCTGAAGGGCAGCGGGACAGTGACGTTTGCCAATCGGACGGGTGGATACTACAAGGCCCGGATCGCCAATCAGATCCCTTTTGAAAAGGTGCTCCGGGGCCGTTCACACTGTACGTTTGCTGTGAACTTCCGCTGCTTCCCTTTTTGGTATGTCGAGAATGTTTCCGATATCACCATAACGACATCCGGGCAATTCATCACGAACCCCGGCAGCGTATATTCTGAGCCCATGATCACGGTTTATGGAAGCGGGGATATCACACTCATGATAGGGACTACGATTGTGGAGCTATCGGACGTTTCATCCAGCATTGTGATCGATTCTGTCCTTCAGGAAGCATATAAAGGTACCACACTTCAAAATCAGAAAATGTCCGGCGATTTTCCAGTGCTTAAGCCCGGCGCGAATGCCATCAGCTGGACTGGAACAGTGACAAAAGTGGTTGTCAGACCAAATTGGCGATATTTATAGTTTTTTTTGAAAAAGGGTATTGACTCTGACGTAACGTAATACTTTATGATAGTATCACCACGAGCAAGGGGGGCTTCTCTGATGAGAACCGTTCACGAGGTAAGCAAACTGACCGGGGTGAGTATACGCACCCTGCAGTATTACGACAAAATCGGTCTCCTGCATCCCGCAGAATATACCGAGTCAGGCTACCGGCTGTATGACGATGCAGACCTGGAAAAGCTGCAGCAGATTTTGTTGTTTCGTGAACTGGAATTTCCACTCAAGGAAATACAGAGGATCATCAACAGTCCGAACTTTGATAAAAGCAAAGCCTTGGAACAGCAGATTACACTTCTGGAGCTCAAGAAGGAGCGCCTGGTCAATCTGATATCCTTTGCGCGTGAATTACAAGTGACAGGAGTTGATTCCATGGGGAACTTTGAAGCCTTCGATACAAGCAAACAGGATGAGTATGCCGCTCAGGCTAGGGCATCATGGGGAAATACTGACGCATACCAAGAATATCAGAAGAAATGCAGCGGCAAAACATCATCGGAAATGCAGGCCATGGGTGATGCCTTGATGGATTTGTTTGCAGAATTTGGAAAGATGAAAAACATCATCCCTCCGTCCGCTCCTGAAGCGCAGGCTCAGGTGCAGAAACTACAGCAATTCATAACTGATCACTACTACACCTGCACGAATGAGATTCTGAAGGGCCTGGGTATGATGTACGCTGGAGGAGGCGCTTTCACCGAAAACATCGACAAGAAGGGCGGGAAAGGGACTGCTACCTTCGTAAACGATGCAATTCAAATATACTGCAAGTAAAGAATCGCTGGCATCCTGCGCCGCTCAAATATGGGCGGCGCTTTCATTTTCCCAAAAGGAGGTGATGCCCCATGATCTGCGTCTATCCTGCTGACTGCACTGATTTTTCGTCCAATGGCAATGGGGCGTTATCTCCACTGACAGCCATCGTAACAGAAACCTTGAATGGCGAATATGAACTGCAACTGGTACACCCCATCGACGAAGCCGGGAAATGGCAAAGGTTGGTGGAAGGTTGCATCCTTCGGGCTCCTGTACCTGCTGCTATGACGCCACGGGTCAATTTCACCGCGCCGGGTGACGATAATCGTACAGAAGTATGGCGGATCCATACGGACTTCGCTGGAGCAGAAACCCGGAAAGGGACTCTCAATCTCCGGAGTGGTCCTGGACGGGATTACAAGATCCTCGCAGCTTATAAGAATACCGCACTGGTTCAGGTTATTGCAAAGACAAATGCCAGCTGGTATGAGGTTACAGCACCTGACGGTAAGCACGGATATATGTCCACTACTTACCTGGTGTTTGATCATGCGGAAGGGTCTGCATCCCAAGCGACGTCTTCTGTTGTAAAAGCCCGGCAGCTGAGGGATCAGCCTTTTCGTATTTACCGAGTAGTTCCGGAACTAAAACAGATTACCGTATATGCTCGGCATATCTTTTATGATCTGCTTGACAATATGATCAAGTCTTACAAGCCCTCACCCTCCGTGGTGGGGGCTTCTGTTGTGCAGATGCTTTCCTCCTCCTGCTTGTCTGATCATGATTTTACTTTTTATTCCGACCTGAATAGCAGAGCCGAAGATGTTGAATTTGAGAATATAAATCCCGTGGATGCACTGCTGGGCGAAGGCGGTGTGGTCGAGAAGTACGCAGGAGAGGTGATCCGAGATTGGTGGGATGTTTTTGTCGTTCAGCGTGTCGGTCAGGACAGCAACGTACAGATCCGGCAGGCAAAAAACCTGCTGGGGATCAGTTATGACATAGATCTGACAGACGTTGTCACTCGAATCATGCCAACTGGCGAGGATGCAGATGGAAATGTGCTGTATCTGCCGGAGCTCTTTCTTGACAGTCCGCTCATCAGTCATTACCCGCATCCGAAATGGATTCATCTCGCAGTTTCGGAAGCAAAGGAAAAGACTGATGGAGATGACACGAAGACGAAGGCTGAATGTTATGCAGCCATGCGGGAAGCTGCACAGGCACAGTTTGACGCCGGGTGCGATACGCCTACAGTGACCCTGACCGTCAGCTTTATTAACTGTGCGGATACAGAGGAATACCGGGAATATGGCTTCCTGCAGAACATTTTTCTGGGCGATGTGGTGCAGGTCATAGCGCCTCGAATCGGTGTGTGGGTTTCCATGCGGATGACGCAGTATACCTATGATTGCCTGACAAAGAAATACACCAGCATGACTCTGGGTACTGCTGCGGCTACCATGGAGGGCAGCGTGATCACCGCCCGGCAGCTGCCCTCTGGGATCATTACCGGGAGCAAACTGGCCATTAATTCCGTTGGTTCTGGCGCACTGCAAAACGGCTCTGTCGGGGCGCTGCAAATCCAGACAGCGGCTATTGATACAGCGCATATCCGGGATGCGGCCATTGCCACGGCGAAGATTGCCGACGCAGCGATTGAAAGGGCGAAGATCGCTGAAGGCGCAATTGGCGCTGCCCAGATCGAGGATGCAGCAATCACTCGCGCCAAGATTGGGGATGCCGCCATTGGCACAGCGCAGATCGAAAACGGTGTGATCACCTCCGCGCATATCGGTGCCGGGGAGATTCAGGAGGCCAATATCCATGACGGTGCTATTACTCATGCGAAGATCACGGATGGTGCGATCCGGAATGCACACATCCAGAACGGAGCAATCGATAATGCGAAGATAGCGGATGCAGCCATTACCAATGCCAAGATTGCCGGAGCGGCTATTGGCACTGCAAACATCCAGGACGGCGCAATTGTCCGGGCAAAAATCCTTGACGGCGAAATCGTCACAGCGAAGATTGCGGATCTGGCAGTCACCTCCGGGAAAATCGCTGATCTGGCAGTCACGACAGCCAAGATTGCACAAGCTGCCATTACCAATGCTCAAATTGCCAATGCTGCCGTGGATACGGCCCAGATCGCCTTGGGTGCCATTACTGCAGCCCTGATCGCCCATGGCGCGGTTGGAACCGCCCAAATTGCCGACGCCAGCATTACCGATGCCAAGATTGTCTCTTTGAACGCAGACGTGATTACTTCCGGTACCCTGGCCACGGAGAGACTCATCATCCGAGGTGATGATGGCCTGATCTACGAGATCAATGCCCAAGCATCCGGGCTCTCTGTACAGGAACTGCAGCAAGAGAAATACAGGCAGCAGCTGAGTGGAACCGTGCTGGTGGCCCGATCGGTGACAGCGGAGCAGATTGCTGCAGCGACGATCACAGCAAATGAGATTCTTTCCGGTACAATCACCGGCGACAAGATTGCCGCTGCCACGATCGAAGGTTCGAATATCAAGGCGGGGGCCATCACCACCACCCATGTGTCCTCAGATTTCGGACAGACTCTGGATTTGTCCAGTAACACAGGGATCAACCAGCGGGTGGAGAGGGTATACTCGGATATGGATGAACTGGTGGGTTTTCGGATTGAAATCATATCTACATCAGATATCCTGTCAGAGGATATTCAAACAACCACACTGACAGTCCGGGTTTGGCACGGAAGCCAAAACGTGACTGAGGACATCCCCGCTGTCCGATTTCAGTGGAAACGCCAATCTGCGGACAGTACTGCGGATGCTCTCTGGAATGCTGCCCATACAGGTATGAAAAGTATTGTGCTAACCACCAGGGATGTGCTGTACAGCGCCACATACGACTGCGAACTATTAAAGGAGGAGACTTGACATGCCTATCATCGCAACCGGATCGAAAACGATCATCGACCTCAGTGACGGCAAATCGCTGTCCTGCTACCTGGGTGCAAACCAGCCCCGTACCCAGATCCATGACGTGAATGCTTCAAGTTACAGTCCGGATTGGACTACCACAGCCGGTAGACTGGTGATTACGCCTGTCATCTATGCCAACCAGACTGCCGTCGCCTTGAACGCTTCTGGTTTAACGATCACGTGGAAAAGAAAAGAAGGCTCTGGCTCTGAGGCAAACCTGGCCACCGGTGAAACCGTCAGCGGCAATATTCTGACCGTCAATCAGAACAAGCTGTCCTCTATTGCCAGCGGGCTTCTAACGTACATTGCCTATGTTGCTTACGTTGATCCTGATACGGGATTGACCATCAATGCTACGGCAGATGTCTCCTTCGCCCTGATCAAAACTGGGCAGAATGCTAAATCCGCCTGGATCAGTGGAGAACAGGTTTTCAAGTATGATAATGAGGGTACGGTCTCTCCCACGCAGATTACCTTGACCGCTAATCTGCAGAATGTGACCATGGTCAAATGGCAGTATAAGAATTCCTCCGGAACCTGGACAGATTACCCGACCACCAGTGATAATGCCAATATCACAGGGACTACACTCATTGTAAAGCCTACGCATTCCATTTGGGTCGGGGAAACAGCCACACTCCGAATCACGACCAGCGATGCCTCCATTGGAGATACCACTTCCATATACAAAGTGACGGATGGTGCAACGGGTGGTCAAGGTAATCCAGGGCAGAATGCTTCTGTCGTTTTCCTGACGAATGAGAACATAACTTTCGCAGCAACGAATGCTGGTAAGGTTGCCGCCACTACCAAGACCTGCAATGTGGTGGCCTATGCCGGTACAACGAAGGTTACACCCACTGTGGGCACACCCACGGGACAGCCCTCAGGCATGACCATTTCTGTGGGCAGCGCTTCCAATAATGAGATTCCGTTGACGATCACGATCGCCGCAAACTCTACACTGGGCGGGAGCGGGCAGCTGAACGGTGTGGTGAACGTGCCCATTACTTCACCTGTCAGCACCACGCTGCAGATCCAGTGGAGCAAGGTCAATACCGGAGCTTCCGGCACCACCCCTGTCGTTTTCTCACTGTATGCGCCTCAAGGGACAGTGTTCAACAATGGAGAAGGTTCCCTCACCATACAGACGGCGGCTTATTCCGGCACAACGGCCATCACCAGCGGAGCAACCTATGCTTGGGCAAAGTACACGAGTGGTTCCTGGGTAACCATCTCCGGACAGACCGGTGCGACGCTCACGGTCAATGGTTCCGATGTAGTAGGCATGGCGTCCTTCCAGTGCACCATGACCTATTCCAGTAAAACATATAAGGACGTCATCACACTCATCGATAAAACCGACAATTACCAGGCAGACATCGACAGTACAGCGGGCGATGTTTTTAAGAATACCGTAGGAACGACGTGTCTTGTTTGCCGCTTGTGGCAGAATGGTGGTGAAGTTGATCCTCTGAAAAGCACTACCTTTTCTGCCACTGCGCCTTCTTCTCCAGCCACAGGGGATTTCTACTACAAGATTGACACCACGACGCCCGCAACAGCACTCATGCGCTACAGCGGCTCAGCCTGGGTGGATGTTACCACAAACGCCACATATAAGCATACAAAAAATTACACTTGGTATCGCCGGGACAAGAATGGAAATCCGTTGGATAATGGTGCTGCCTTTGCAACAGGGAAAGTGATCTATGTTGATGGTGATGATGTGGATGTGAAGACCGTGTTTGTGTGCGAGGTCGAATAATGCTACCCTATCGATTTGGGGAGGAGGTGACCGCCGTTGATTGCATGCGCACAATTTACCATTTCCGATCTCAATGATGCCTCCAATGAGATCATCGTCGGCACACAAACAGGCGCAACTGCATCCTGGACCGGTGTGGCCAGTTTCTCCGAATTAAGGGATGGTCAACAGATCGTGTATTGGCTGCCCTATGCCGGAGCCAGTAACGTCACACTGAATCTGACGCTATCAACGGGGCAAACAACAGGAGCAATTCCTTGTTACTATGGCGGAACTACAAGATTAAGCACTCACTATGCGGCAGGGAATGCAATCCGTCTGATCTATCTCGTTGATACGCCTATTGCCGGAGAAACATATACCGGATGGTGGGCAGACGCCAATTACAACACCAATACCAACACCTACGACCGTATCCGCATGAACAACTCCACCAAAGCAAAGACAGCCATCACTGCTGCCCATTTGGTTGTTGGGGATGCAAGCGGCTACTATCATTTGGCCGGTGGTTGTTCATTTGACGTCAATAAACCAATCCTTTATGCTGCTTCTGCCATAGCGGTCAATAAAACAGGAACCGATAACTATCTCTGTTATCCATCCGTAAACCTGCGCACAACAACCGGCAATTCAAGCTGGACAAAAACAGCCTATGAAACCTGTTATCTTGTCGGTACATTAAGCGGACAAACTTTCACGGTTGCCTCCACAGATTGGCTGGTCACTGCACCTTCTGATCCCACAGGAACGCTGGTCTTTATCTCTCTGGGCTATATGGCCAGTACATATCAGATGTATCTATACCCGGAACATCCGATGTTCCGCATGGTGAATGGTGTGCTGACAGCTATTTCACAAATGGCCTATGAAGCCTCTGAGGCCATTGCGCATCTGGAGGTTGGCGGAAGGAACTACATCCTCCAATCGGATGTGGAGGCAGAGTCAAAGACCTATAAGATTTGGGATTATGACGTATCCGAACCGTTAATGGCTGGACAGGAATACACTGTTTCCATGTGCGTTACGCCTGCTGCAGACGTAACTGCTTATGGGATATGGCTGAGCAGCGGGTACGCAAAACAATGCCAAATGACCGTCTCAGGAGTTGCCAGGCAAATCGTTTCCCAGACTTTTGTCGCATCCTACTATTCAGGCAAAACACCGGATGATAATCCCGCATATGCAATCGTTCAGGTATACCGGCTACCTTCTCTGGCATCCGGTGAAGAATCAGATACGTCCAAGATTCACTGGATCAAGGTTGAGAAAGGCAATCGGGCAACTGACTGGACTGCTGCGCCCGAAGATGCGGAAGAATCGCTGGAAATGAAGCTTACGGCAGTTCACGCACAGATCAGTACGGAAGCCGACAGTATCCGCCAAGAAGTACAGGCGACCTACGCTGCGGCTTCTGACCTGAATTCTGTTCAGCAGCAAATGACCACCCTGTCCGAGCAAACAGAAAACGGCATGACCTGGGCGATCACCCAGATCAATCAGCTGCAGAGCGATCTCACGCAGGGCCAGCAGGCAACGAATGCGCAGCTGCAGCTGATCCAGACCTATATGACATTCACCAACAACGGGCTGATCATTGGCAAGGCGGGAAACCCGTTCACGTTCCGGGTGATCAACGACAGACTGTCGTTCTATATGAACGATACAGAGGTCGCTTATCTCTCTAACAATAAACTGTATGTGACCCAAGCGGAAATCCTCACACGTTTACAGATCGGTAAATTTGCTTACGAGCCCCAGACCAACGGCAACTTGTCTATCGTTTATACCGGATAAAGGAGAATCATCATGGCTACAGCAACATACACAGCATCCCTGCGTACCCGGAAAGCCAACAGCTCCAGTAATGTGAAAACCAGTGCAGCAGGACAAGAGTATTACGAACCGTCCTACAACTATGTGGGGATCATATGCTTTAGTTCCATGAACCTGACCGGAAAGGTAATTACCGGAATCAGCCTGACAGTGCATGCCCAGCAATCCGGCCCTGGCGCAGGCCACTCCAAAACGGTGTATTGGAAGAAATCCAAATATCAGGAAGTGTCTAGATCCGGTATTACAGGGGCTAACTATGTGGGTGATGCGCTTGGTACATTCACGGGATCTTTCTACAACAATACAACCACAAATACATTGTCCGGAACAGTGCTTACCAATACGGCGGAGTATATTGCTCTGGGTAACAATACATTTACAATTTATAATCCAAGCCCGACACAAACTGAGCAGGGATACTCTTCCAATTACCTGATCTGGGATTCTGTAACCATGACGGTTACCTACCAGGAAAGTGCTTCCTCGCCGACTGTTTCTTCTTCCAGTGTGGATATGGGTACTGCAGTCACCATCTACACAAACAGGGCATCGACCTCTGCTACACACACACTCACCTATACCATTGGTTCATCCTCCGATACCATTGCGACGAATGTCGGTGATTCCACCTCCTGGACTCCTGCTTTAACTTTGGCATCACTGATTCCTAATGCCACCAGTTGTACTTGCACTATTACTTGTACCACCTATTATGGTGGAACAGCAACTGGCAGTCACACATGTACGCTTACATTAAATGTTCCAACTTCTGTAGTGCCCAGTATTTCCTCAGTGACCTATTCAGAGGCAACCAGTGGTGTCGCAGCGCAGTTCTCTGCTTATGTGCAGACGAAAAGCAAACTTGCTGTCACCATCACTGCAGCCGGAGCTCGGGGAAGCACAATCACTTCTTACCGTACTATTCTGGATGGAAGCACATATTCTGCTTCCTCTTTTACGTCCAATGCGCTCATGACCTCCGGAAGCCTTACCATGACTGTTATTGTCACCGACAGTCGGGGGCGAACAAAATCCACTACCAAAACAATCACGGTCCAGGCCTATGCGACACCCTCTATAACCAACTTAAAGGCGGAACGCTGCAACAGCGATGGTAGCGCACCGCAGACGGATGGAACGAAAATCCGTATGACCACTGCGGGTTCTGTTTCCTCTGTGAATAGCCACAATACCATCTCCTGTAAAATCTACTATAAGCAATCAACAGCTACCGCCTGGACACAGACTACCACGCTGACGCCTTCCAATTACGCGGTCAGCGCCACCAACCTGCTGCTCTCGCCAACTTTTGACGTCCTGAAAAGCTATGACGTCAAGGTGTCGCTGACGGACTTTTTCACCACTGTGGAACAGATTGTGAGCGTCGGTACTAAGCAGGTGATGATGGACTTTCTGCAAGACGGATCAGGTATTGCTTTCGGGAAAGTAGCCGAGGAAGCAGGATATGCTGAATTCGGCTGGCCAGTCAAACTCTCGACAGCACTACCCATTGCTCAGGGCGGGACTGGCCAAACCACTGTCGCTGCAGCACGAAATGCACTGGGGCTGGGAAACACTTCCGGCGCTCTCCCGATTGCAAACGGTGGCACCGGCAAAACGACGGTGGCCGCTGCCCGGAACGCACTGGGGTTAGGAAACACCAGCGGCGCAGTCCCTGTTGCCAACGGTGGCACTGGCGCAACTACTGCCGCAGATGCTCGAACGAATCTTGGGATTACTCCTGCAAATATTGGCGCAGCAGCCAGTTCCCACAATCATGCTGCCAGCAATATCACTTCCGGAACAATCGCTGCCGCCCGTTTGCCTTTCAAAGTACAGTACGGGTCTACAACAGTAAGCGGCGTATCCTGGTCTACCGTGTCACTCTCGGGCTTTTCTGCGAAACCGATCATTGTTGTCTCGTTTGCAAATAACGCATCATCCAGCGGCATTAACGTGCTGAAAACACAGAGCGAATCCGCGTCCAGCTTCCAAGTGTGTATGGCAGGCTCAAGCGGCAGCGGAAGCAGAACAGTGAACTGGATTGCCATCGGCACATAATGAAAGCAGCGTAATCACACGGAATTAACCCGTTCTCAACATGAGGGCGGGTTTTCAAATATCAAAAAAATGAGGAGGAAAAGACTATGCAAGACTTCACCATTCATTTGGTCTGGGCAAAGGTACAGGCCGCCATTACGGCATTGGGCGGGTGGCTCGGCTACTTCCTGGGCGGCATGGATGGGCTGCTGATTGCACTCATTGTCTTTGCTGTCCTTGACTACATCACCGGTGTGATGTGCGCTATTGAGGACAAAACCCTGTCCTCGGCTGCCGGATTTCGCGGGATTGCACGAAAGGTGATCATTTTCATGCTGGTGGGTGTCGGGCACATTTTGGATACCCATGTTGTGGGTACCGGCTCTGCGCTGCGTACAGCCGTGATCTTCTTCTATCTCTCGAACGAAGGCATTTCCCTATTGGAAAATGCGGCACACCTTGGACTGCCCATTCCTGAAAAGCTGAAGGCAATCCTGGAGCAGATTCACTCCCGCAGCGAAAAGGATGAAAAGAACATGACCGACCAGGGCGACGGCGAATAACCGCCGTCCCTTTTCCTTTTTGGAGGTAGCATAATGTCTGAAAGAATCAATACGCCCTTCACCAATGAGCACTTCGCTGACTGGTGCCTGAAAATGGCGGAGAAGAAGAGCCCATACTGGTTTGGAACGTGTGCCTATAAGGCTTCCTCTTCGCTGCTGTCCAGCAAAACAAACCAGTATCCTTCCCATTATGGTTCCAGCCGCACGCCCCGATATAAACAGGATATTGCCGACAAGCAGGTGGTGGCCGACTGCGTGGGAGGCTGCAAAGGCTATGCCTGGACGGGCGGTGGCATCGGCGTGCTGGAGTCCATTGGCAATGATCAGAAGTACACCAGCAAGTATGGTTCCAACGGCTGCCCGGACAAGTCCGCCTCCGGCATGTTTGAATACTGCAAGAAGAAGGGCATGGATTGGGGCACCATCGGCACCCTGCCGGAGATCGTCGGTCTGGCGCTTTTCACGGACGGCCACATTGGCTATTATGTCGGCAACGGCTACGCTGTGGAATGGCGCGGCTTCAACTACGGCTGCGTGAAGACCAAGGTAAAGGACCGCACCTGGAAGAACTGGGCCAAGCTGCCGTTCATTGATTATGGCGATGGTTCCGTCAACACTCCGTCTCCTGCAACCATCTATGTGTTGGGTTCCCGTTCTCTGAATAAGGGCACCACCGGCTCAGACATCAAGACCCTGCAGGAGCTTCTGAACCAACTGGCCATCGTCACGCCCACTCTATCTGTAGACGGTGACTTCGGCAGCAAGACCGAAGCCGCTGTGAAAGCTTTCCAGAAAAAGTCCGGCATCAAGCAGGATGGCATCTATGGTGACGAGACTCACAAGGCTCTGATGGGCGCTGTGGCTGACAATGACGCTGGTAAAGCCGCTCAGCCCACCACGCCGGATCAGCCCATCACAGAGCTTGTGGAGGCCGTCACGGAGCCTTCTACCCCTGTCACCACGGCTCCTTCCAAGGTTGTCATCGTCTGCTCCAGCGGCACGGTGAACATCCGCAAGGGCAACAGCACCGCTTTCTCCCGGATCACCGCTGTGAAGAATGGTACGGTGTTTGCTTACATCGCCACGGCGGTGAATGGCTGGCACGCCGTCCTGCTGGAGAATGAGATCGGCTGGGTGTCGGGGAACTTCTCCAGGGTCGAAAAAAAACCCGTTTGAACGGCGAAGCTCCCAGGTCACACTTTGTGATCTGGGGGCAACTATTGTCTTATGCAAAAATCCCTGCTTATATCCTCAAACAATTCTTTCATCTATTACACATCGTATTCTACTAAAGCCCCGCCACAGATTGCTCCATGGCAGGGCCTTTGCTTACGCCTTTAGTGGTCATTACGCTTCCAGCGTTTCGATTATCTCGTCAATGCTCTTTCCGCTGCGGGCAATGGCCTTCATCAGCCGCTTTCGTTTCTGATCCTCTTCGCTTTCTTTCAAAGCTTGAAGCTCCCGCTTCTTCTCCTTCATCTGTTCCTTGAGGATGCCGATTTCAACTTCAACCGCATTGGTTCTCTTTTCAAGCTGCCGCATGAGCTTATCTTCCTTTTGCTCGGCGGAGAACTTCTTTTTCTTTGGTGGCTCCAGTGAACCTACTTTGTGCGCATGGCTCATGGTGCCATACCATGTTAGGCTTTGACCACAGCATGAGCAATGCTCCACATACTCATATTCAAAGGCACTGTGACAATTGGGACAGAGGAACCAGCCTTGGTTATCCAGTTCACAGACGAGAAGGGGAACGCGGAAAGTAACGCACTTTTCCAAGAGCCTGAACTCTGCAGTAGAAAACTGTACGTCAAAAACAGCGCTTTTACGCGATCCGTTTTTTCTCTATCTGAGTACCGCTTTGAGCATTTCCAGTTACTCTCGCTTCCTCAGTGATCAACCTTGCCAACAGTTCTTTGATGGCTTTCTTCTCTCTATAGTTCATACGCGCCTCAGTTCACAACAACGCTGGTGGTGGTGACGGATTTGAATTCCGATCCACTTGTCCCATCAGCAAATGTTTTTGCGCAATAGAACGTCGCCCTTACGCGATACCGTTCGCCAGCCACGCCCTGGAAGTTCACGCCGTAGGTGCAGTACATGGCATTGGTGCGGGTTTGACCGGGAATATCGCCTGTAATATCAACCCAATAATTTCCTTCGTCTGTTTCGATATATTTCTGGACATGGAATACCGCCACACCGATTTCGTCACAGATGCCCATACCTGTCGTGGTGAACGTGATATGCAACACATGACCACCATTGTCATTAATCACACAGCCATAGCTGGAGAAATAATCACTTGATAAGGTTCCATCAGGGATATTCACGGCGGCCGATGCGGACATACACATTCCGAACAATAAGCAAATTCCCAGGGCTAAGGATAGTAACTGTTTCATTGTTTTCAGACCTCTCCATATTTATTGGAGCTGAGTAAGTCGGTTCTCAATTTATTCCTCCGATGATCTGATTCAATTCATCCAAAGTGATTGTTCCCGAAAGAGTATAATGTGCCTCCTTATCCACCCAAGACACTGACTGAGTATCTTCATGACCATTATGGTAGAAAGAGACTTCTATCATTCCTATATATCTCTTCTCATCTACTTCAAGAGTGGTTTCAAAATCATACTTGATTCCAGCACTTTCAGTCTTAAAGATGCTCAAATTGTAAGATAGCCAATCATCGCCATCGACATACGCAAAGTTGAAAGTATCCATCGCTTGCGTCGGATAGAAGCTACCTTCCATAAACGAGAATCGTTCTGGAATACCACTGAGCTTGATAGAATATCCCTTATACTTTTCAGGAATCTCATCCATTGAATTGAAGATTCTCATCTCCCCCTCATCCAGGGCAAATGCATACTCTTCCTCAAACATCGGTTCTACATCGTCACCTAACTTGATGCCGAAGGTTTCTGTAATGGGCTGCAAGAGCTTCAACAAAAACGTCCATCGTGTCGCTTTTGCTGTTCCAAGTGATACATAGAACAGAATGACTACTGCAGCAGCTACCAGACCGATATTGCGGAGAACAATGAACCAAGGCTTCTTTTTCGTCACAGCGCTACCTTGATGTGTTTTCTCCTCTCCACTATGGAGAGCATCGATCTTCTTCTCCAACCGCAGCCAACTGGTATTGATTTCATCCTCGCTGACCTGTTCTGGTTCCAGTTCGGATAGTATGTCTTCCACCAGTTGCATGTCAATCTGATCTTTGGGTTTGCTTAATTCTTCTTCTAACAATTCGTTTAGCCTGTCCTCCGTCACCCCCTCGGCACTCAAATAATTCAGGACTCTTTTTTCCTCATCACGGTTAGCGTTCGGCATCTTTTACACGCTCCATTCCTTATATTTGTCGAGGAAAGGATATTATTACAACAAGCAGCAAAAAAAGTACTTTTTCGATATTTTTCCTGATACGATATAAGCGAACGTATATATTGCCCGGTGTTAATCCTGTCCTCTCACTGATCTCATCCACTGTTTTCTTCTTCACAGCGAAAAGATAGAGAATTTCGTAATCCTTGTCCTTTAGCTCCTGCTTCAAGGCCACAAGATCATCAATTTCATCAGAGAATGAGGGTACGGATTCTTTAGGCTGTATTTCTTCTATTTTCTTCACACGTGCATTATACTTGCTGAAGTGGTTCATAATGATGTTCTTCAATGTCACCATGATCCATTTCTCAAGGTGATCCTGAATTTGATCATCCTTTTCCACAGCTTTGAGAAAGGCTTGATGCACAAGGTCTTCTGCCCCATCTACACTACCAGTATAGGCCATCAATTTTCTCTTCGCGTAGCTAAGATATGTTTTATAGTTTTCCTTGTACACTTCTTCAAGTTTTCTTTTGTGATCCTCATCCATTTGGAATCCCCACTCTCGTTTTTGTATATTATGGTAATATTATATATTATTTTTATAGGGTTGACAACAGTTTTTCTTTTTTTGATGCAAAAAGGTGGAAATATCACCAGATCTACCATTACCATTTATACCTTGGGACTGAGTTCTCCAAAATAGATTTCTACCAGCTCATATTTTCAAGAACTTGTAATACTACCTGAACCAGCAACCTCAAACTGAATGTGCCCATAGAGCCGTCCAACCCTTTTACCCCGACTGACTCCCTTCAAAAGAAAGCTTGCCTACCAAAGCGACTATCATCGTCCACTCTATCGGCACGGTGAACACCTGC